GGCGGTGGCGAGGGCAATGTAGCCCTGTATTCCTATTCTTCCCTTCCCGAGAAATACAAGAAACGTTGGGTTGAGCGTCATGGCGAGCCCGAGAAACAGATGCGAGAAGAAATGATTCGTAACATAGTGAAGAAAGACGAGAAGGCCGAGAGCTTTTTTGAGGAGTACCGCTACGACAAGAACGGTGAGATGGTCGCTCTTCCCATGGATGTGAAGAAGGAATACACTTGGAATGCCTCGGTACTGAACGCGCTGATGGAAGAGTTCAAACGCTTGAGTTCATCCAATAACAAGCTGACCGGTTTCCGCCGTAACCTTTGGGAACTTCTGCTTGTCACGAGTGAGGAATGGCGTCCGGTGTACGGGCATAGTCTTCCGGGCAGTGTAGGCCGGTTGAAAGCACTTATAAACAAGTTCCGTCCCGACAACTACGGTGTGCTTGTGAGCGGTAAATACGGCAACAGCAATACGCTGAAGATCGAGGAGGACGGCGGGCGTTACCTTGTTGCATTGAAACGTAGCCGCGTTCCGGTTTATACGGATATGGAGATTTTTGAGGAGTATAACCGTGTCGCTCTGGAACGTGGCTGGAAGCCCCTGAAGAGCCCCCGTAGCCTCCGCGAATGGTTCAACAGTCCGCGTGTCGAACCTCTGTGGTACGATGCCGTTTATGGGGAAATGAAGGCACACCAGCGTTATGACCGTAAACACCGGACAATCCTTCCGAGCCGTCGTGACAGCCTCTGGTATGGTGACGGTACGAAGTTGAACCTCTACTATCGTGATGAGAACGGAAATAAGTGCACTACAAGCGTGTACGAGGTGGTGGATGCCTATAGTGAAGTTCTGCTCGGTTATTACATTAGCGACAATGAGGACTATATCGCCCAGTACCATGCTTTCCGCATGGCTATCCAAACGAGCCGGCACAAACCTTACGAGATCGTGTGCGACAACCAGGGCGGTCATAAGAAAAACGCGGCGTTGGGCCTTTTCTCGAAGATCAGCCGTATCCACCGCCCGACAGCCCCGTATAACGGCGAGTCCAAAACGATTGAGAACATTTTCTACCGCTTCCAGAGCCAGGTGTTGAAAAAACGTTTCAGTTTCACCGGGCAGAATATTACGGCAAAGAGAGAGACAAGCCGTCCGAACCTGGAATTCATCAACGCGAACATCGGCTCCCTTCCCACACTGGAGGAGCTGAAGGAGCAGTATGCCGCTTCCCGTGAGCAGTGGAACTCAATGAAGCATCCGGTCACCGGCATCTCCCGTATGGAAATGTACAATACCAGCGTGAACGAGGCTACTGATACGGTAAGTGTGCCGGATATGGTGGAAATGTTCTGGTACACAACCGAAAAACCGTCTCTGTTCACCGCCAGCGGTATCGAGATCACGGTACGGGGAAAGAAATACCCCTACGAGGTTTTCTCCGCTCCCGGTGAGCCTGATCTGGAATGGCGCCGGCGTAACACCTACAAGAAGTTCTATGTCCAGTACGATCCTTATGACATGAGCAGCGTGCGCCTGCTGTACAAGGATAAGGGCGGAGCAATGCGTTTCGAGTGTGTGGCTTCGTTCCCGCTGATGATCCACCGTGCCCAGCAGGAGCAGACGGAAGACGAGAAACGTTTCATCCGCACCCAGCAGGAGGCCGTCATCAATGAGCGTATAAACCGTCAGGTCGTCGCCAAGGATATCGAGTATGAGCATGGTGTCGCACCGGAACAGAACGGTTTGCGTACTCCTGACCTGAAAGGGCTCGGCAAGGAAGCGCAACGCCAGATTGACCGCCGCACAAGAAAATACAGTCAGCCGCCCCGTCCTTCCATAGGTCGTGACATGAAAGTCATCAGCAACGTGACATGGGACAGTTTTGAGAAGAAGGAAGTGAGCATCCGTAAGGTGGTCGGAAAATTATAAGGAACAGATTTATAACAAGATAAAAATTATTGATTATGGAAATTACAATGAAAGAGAAAGACGCCATCAGCGAGAGCCTCCGGGCTTACGTGGCGAAGTATCCGAGCCAGACGAAAGCCGCGGGTAGTCTGAAGGGAGTCAGTGTGGGTACTGTGAGCAATATCCTGAACGGCCGTTATGAGAATATCAGCGACGAGATGTTCCGTAATGTCGCTTCGCAGGTCGGTGGTGTAAGCGCTACCGGCTGGCAGATTGTGGAGACCGGTGCTTACCAGGAGATCACGGCTGTGCTTTCCGATGCGCAGCGTTGGCGTAACGTCACATGGGTGACCGGTGAGGCCGGTTGTGGTAAGAGTACCACCGCCCGTGTTTACCTTCAGGAGCATAAGGAGGTTTTCTATATCCTCTGCTCCGAGGACATGAAGAAAGGTGACTTCGTTCGTGAGATTGCCCGCACGGTCGGAATCCGGACTGAAGGGTATAATATCCGTGAGGTATGGGGACTTATTTTGGATGACATCATCCAGATGGACGCACCCCTGCTGGTGTTCGATGAGGCGGACAAGCTGACCGAACCGGTGTTCCACTACTTTATCAGCCTGTACAACAAGCTGGAGGAGAAATGCGGTGTTGTGTTCTTGAGTACTGATTATATTGCCAAACGCATCAGTAACGGCCTGCGCTACCAGAAGCCTGGTTACAAGGAGTTCTACAGCCGTATAGGTCGGAAGTTCTATGAACTGGAACCCACGGATGTGAATGACGTGTTCGCGATCTGTTCCGCCAATGGGGTGACCGACAAGAGGGATATCGACAATGTGATAAAGGAGGCTTCGACATGTGACTTTGATTTGCGCCGTGTGAGGAAGTCCATTCACAAGGTAAAACGCATGACGGGGGAATGATTCCCGTTCAAATACCGTTCAAACGTAATTTAAAGGATATGGAAAACAAATTTGAATACCTGAGAATAGACGGCCGTAACCAGCTCCCCGCTCCCTGGAGTGATTATCCCGTTCTGACGGAATACGAAACGGTGACCGTTTACCGTAATGGACGCGACTATCTGGATGCCCTTGTGGGGCAGCAGGACGGCTGGTGGACCTCCGGCGTTCACATGGAGGTGGACGGTTCCGGCGGCGGTTTCAACCCGGGGCGCAAATGGGGACAGTTTGCCACCCGTGAGAATGCCCTTCTGTGGGCACTCGGCAGGATGCTCTGCCATGAGAAGCTGCGGGGTGCTGCACGGCAGGCCGTGCTTGACCGAATTGACAATATCCGACAACTAAGACTGTTCTGACTATGGAAGAAGAGAAAAAGGATAATAAAAAGGCCGGCATGAAGCGTGCCTTGAATGTCAGGGACATCTTGAACAAGAAGTATGACGTGTTCCCTTTCGAGGGGAAATGGAAGGACGCCTTCGACACTCCGGAAGTCCGGGGCTGCTGGTTCGTGTGGGGTAATAGCGGCAACGGAAAGACCTCCTTTGTGATGCAGCTCTGCAAGGAACTTTGCAAGTATGACCGTGTGGCGTTCAACTCCCTGGAGGAAGGAACTTCTCTGACAGTCCAAAATAACCTGCGGCGCTTTGGTATGGCCGAGGTAAGCCGCCATTTGGCGTTCATCAAGGAGGACATCCCCACCTTGAAGATCAGGCTCCGGCGTCATAAAAGTTTCAACATCGTGATTATTGACAGCTTCCAATACACACAGATGACGTATCGTGACTATATCCAGCTGAAGGAGGAGTTTCCGGACAAGTTGTTTGTTTTCATCAGCCATGCCCGCGGCAAAAATCCTAAAGGTGATGCGGCCACGAGTGTGATGTATGATGCAGATCTGAAGATATGGGTGGAGGGCTATGTCGCCTTCAGTAAGGGACGTTATCAGGGGTCCACAGGTGAATACACAATCTGGGAGAAGGGCGCCTATGACTATTGGAATGTGGCGGGGCCGAAACAGAAAGGGGGCCAGGCATGAGCAGGATAAAGAAACAGCTGGAGATCTGTCCTCCTGCCTATATGTGTAAAGGGACTAACCGCGAGAACTTCGTCAGTACCGGTCACAAGTGTGGTTACTGCAAGGGTAACGGCTGGTTCTGGGGAACGGAGGAAGGCAGCCGCGAGGATGTGCGGAAACCTTGTCCGGTCTGTGAAGGCAGCGGTGAACTGGATGCGGTTATAACAGTGGATTGGAAACCAACAAATAAATAATCATCATGGGAAAGAAGAAAACAATAGAGAACTGTGTGGGTACAGTTACTGTTTCCACCAGGATCCAGAACGGTGCCGTAACGACCACTTACCAGTTCAAGGCCGGTTTTGCCGCTCATGGCTGGACTGATAAAAGGGCTAAGGACGTTGTCCGGCAAATGAAGTCCGGTGTGAAAAATATGATTTTCGCGGATAAAGAACATTTCGGTATCACTGATACGTCCAAAGTGACATTTTACAGTGGTGTCAAGGTTCTTGAATGTGATTATATTCTTGAGAAGTAACATATAATTAATTAACAATTAAAAATTACAGAAATGATTACAGAAAAACAGAAAGAGGCAGTAATGGAACTCTGCCGGTATGTGGAGAACTTTTGTAAGGAGAACGATCTTAGCGCTTTTATGAGCGTTGCGGCCAGTGAGGATCATCCGGACGGGCTTGAGCAGGTTGCGGGTTCAATCGTGACCGGCAAGGGTGACCATGTTGTGGGTTCCATATCTGGAACCGTCAAAACTGACAAACGTGTCTGCATGTTGCTGTCCATGGCGCTGATGCAGGCCCAGGTGAGAAAGGCGGATATCAATGTTATCCCGTTTTGGCGGGAAAATTTGAATTGATGAATGTAGCATAAACAGCCATGAGTGAGAATAACAACAAACAGAAACGTAAACGTGTTTGTCCGCATTGCGGCCGCAAGTTGTGGATGCGTGAATTTTATCCGCTGAAGAACGGAGGCCGGAGTTCCTGGTGTCATGAATGTGTGCTGGAATACAAACGGGAGCGGTACCGTAAGACCCGGAAGGTTCCCGATGGTACTTTCATGCACCGGACCCAGGGGCGGATTGTGGAGCATAACGGCTACTCGACGCGTATATTCTGGAACGGCAATATGCTTTCCATCATGCGTCGCCACTATCACAATACCCTCAACCGGGAGCTGGCTGAAATGCTCGGTGTTTCCGAACGCAGTGTCACCCGGAAGGCCCGAGAGATGGGACTGGAAAAGGACAAAGGTTTTGTAGCCTCCCTTAGCCGGGAACATCTGTTGCTGGCAAACGCGAGAAGTAAGGAACTGGGATATCCGGGCGGCTTCACCAAGGGGATGAAGTTTCGGGGAAACCAATACACCGGAAGGATAAGAGTTGAATAACCTGTAACACTTCAATATTATGAGCAATATATTCAAGAAATTCGAAGGTCTGAAGGTCCGTGTGCAAATCGTGAACGGTTTCGGTCTTCCGGTTGACCGCCAAGGTTACGTGGAGGTTGAGGAGAACTGGGCTTATCTTTACGAGAAAGGACAGAAAGGAAACAGATACATTATGGCGATCAACACCAACAGGAACAGTGTGGTGTCGGTTGAAGTGATTCACCAGAAACGGAATGTGGATAGCCGAACCTCTGGTGAATCAGAAGGAAAGTTCCAAAATGATACCTACCAAAAAGGTGTCATTTCTCTGGGAAAATGACATTCAGATTGAATTGCGCTACATAGCCGCAGTTTTGGCAATATCCGACAATGACAGGGATAAAATTGATGCCATTATCAGCTTTTAATTGCATCCCTTCCCGTTGGAACGATAAAATTTGAGACTCACCTTTACCGAAAATAAAGTTTGTTCTTTGTTTGCACATGGGACATTCGTACGGTGAACATTTCTTGTTGATCTCGGCCAAAATGGCATTAGCATTTTCTTCTGTAAATTTCATAATTGTAAAATTTAAAAGTGACAGACAAAAATAATGAATCAGGGTACGTTCTCCGGCATAATTGTAAAAGTTTTAAGTGACGTTTTAACTTCTTTTTGGAGGCGTACCCTTTTTAAAGGGATAACTTAAAACCGACATAGCCATGCAGATAGACATCAACAGCCGCAAGCAATTGAACAAACCCGAGAATTACTCGGCGTTTTACAGCCTTTTGAACCGCCTTCCGACATCGGATCGTGACGCGCTGAAGGAAAGCATCGTTTCCCAGTACACGGAGGGACGTACCACGAGCCTGCGTGACATGACGCTGAAGGAATACAGTGCCGCCGTGGCCGCCATGCAGAAGCTGGTACCGCCCACTTACCAGGAACAGCTCCGGAAGATCCTCCGCCAGAAGCGCTCCGCGGTATTGCACCAGATGCAGTTGTTGGGCATTGATACGGCAGACTGGGACAAGGTGAATACTTTCTGCCTGGACAGCCGTATCGCCGGCAAGGAGTTCCGTGAACTTGACTGTGAGGCGCTGGACACATTGCAGGTGAAGCTGCGTGCCATCCGCCGTAAACGTGAGAATAAACAACAATAACAACCATTTAATTTTTAGTTATGGACTTGAAAGAACAATTAAAAAGCCTGTCCGCCCAGGACAGGAAGGAGCTTTTGAAACAGCTCCAGCAGGAAGAGAAGGAAAACAAGCGTAACCGGCGCGACGCCTATGAGGGGCTTCGTGCGCAGTTCATGCTTGAAGTGAAGAACAAGTTGCTCCCGGTCGTGGATGATGTGAAAGCGTTCCGCGACTGGGTGGAGAAAGAAGCCGCCGCCTTCCGTGCGGTGATGCGTGAATACGGCCAGCTCCGCAAGGATGAGCAGGCGAGTTTCACCATCGTGGACGGTGACATGAAGCTGGAGGTGAGAAGCAACAAGGTGAAGAGCTTCGACGAGCGTGCCGACCTTGCCGCCGAGCGCCTGGTGGATTACCTGAAGCGTTACGCCATGGGGCGCGAGTTGGGTACCGATGATCCGATGTACCAGCTCGGGATGACCATGATCGAGCGTAACCGCCAGGGCGACCTGGACTACAAGTCGGTGAGCAAGCTGTACGAGTTGGAGGACCGTTTCGATAGCGAGTACACCGAAATCATGGACCTCTTCCGCGAAAGTAACGTAGTGTACAAGACCGCAGTGAATTATTATTTCCACAAACGTGACGAGAACGGTGTCTGGCATCGTATCGAGCCTTCATTCTGCCGGTTGTAATTATGGAAAAGACGAAGAATATCGCGCCACATGTCATGGCCTGCAAGCGTTGTGAAGGCAAGGGACGTGTCTTTTATCCGGACCAGGGAGGAGCTCCTTTATCCGCAAAATGTCCGGTCTGTAATGGCAGCGGACGGGTGAAGGTACAGAGCAAGGTGATCACCCGCGTCGAGCCGTTTGTCCCGGGTGAGGATGACACCGAACTGATGACCATGTGATTTTGTTCACACTCTAAACAGAAAAACGCCGCATCCCAGCACGATGCGGCGTTTTTTTATCAACATCCCCGGTTAAATGCCTAATTTTGCAGCAAATGCCATGCTTTAATGACCAAAGGACGAGACAAGAACCTGATAGAACTCCGTGATGAAGCCCTGTGCCGCCGTTACTATTACTGGACGGAGGTGCAGCGCCTGCGTTTTGATGATGCCCTGAAAGTGTTGTCCCGGCAGGAGTTTTTCATTTCCGAGGAGCGGATCATGTCCATTATCCGTCGC